CGGATCGCCTGACGAGAACCAGCGGACGGGCCGGGCAGACAACCCGGCCCGAGACGAAGCACGAGGGAGCGCGGCGGCTTGACGGGTGGGCGCGGGGTTGGTAAGATGACAGCGTTCTCCGGTCAGAGACACAAGGGTAGGCTGTTCATGTTCCGCATCAACGGTAGCAGCACAACCGGACGACAACACCTTTCAGCCCGCGTTTGCGGCCTGCCCTCTCTGACCGGAGAACAGGTGCGACGCGGGCTGATTTACTTCTGCCGGGCGGTGGACTGATGGCAGACCGTCGCAGCATTGAACCATCTCTGTTGGCTCACCCACAGTTCCGGCGGGCGTCCTGCATTGAGCGCGAGTTGTGGATCGGGCTTATCCTCCTCGCCGATGACGAGGGTAGGGTTCGCCTGGACATGGTGGCGCTGGCGGAGTCCATCTTCTCCCCCATGACTCACAAGGTCAACGAACGCAAGGTGCGTGAGGCGCTCGACTTCTGGGCAACACCTCACAACGGGTCGCGACTCCCGTGGCTGATGATCTATGACGACGGACAGTATGGGTTCCTGACCGGATGGTACGAGCATCAATGGATTGCCAAGGAAACGCGCGAGGAGAGTAGCCTACCAGCTCCTCCGCTTCCCGTCAACAGTTGGGCCGTCGCTGACGCCGTGTATGGATGGTACTGCCGAGAGAAGGGCCAGAAGAAGACCTTCTACCGTCTCGCCATTCGCGCCCTTCTCCAGCTAACAGTTGCTCAACAGGAGGAGATAGTTGCCCAAGAGTTACGTAACTGTCATACAACTGTTGCTCAACAGTTACGAGTAGAAGGGAAGGGAAGGGAAGGGAAGGGAAATGAAGGGAAGGGAAGGGAGGAGGAAGTCGCGCCTATGGGCGCGCCAGATGCCCCCCCGTTGGACCCTCAACCTGACCTTTGCGCTGAGGCCCACGATCCTGTCATCCAAGCTGCCAGGTCCTACTTCACCGACCCCAACCCGCCCCTCCTGCCCCACCAGCAGGCGCAGTCCTACGGCCGCGAGTGCCGGGGACAGCTCCAGGGCAACAGCGACTTCACGGACGCCCAGATCGTGCAGGCCTTCGCGACCAATGGGCCCCGCAGCGGCAAGGAACGTCGGTTCCCGGACGCCTGGTTTGAGCGCCTGCGCCGCGAGCGGGACGGCCCTCCGGGTAAACGCGAGCCACCCCGCAACGACCCGCAGGTAGACTGGGCCGCCGTGAAGGCCGAAGACGACGCGCGCAAGGAGGCGTTGGCCAGTGCCGGAAGCAGCTGAAGACCAAATGCGTGACGGGACGATGGGCGACACGGGCACGAGCACAGAACGCCTGCAGGCCACCATAGCCCGCATGACGGCGGAAGCGCGTGAGCGTGAAGGCGCCAACCCGCAGGAGTTGGCGGACCCCGAGGTCGCGCGTCGCGACCGGCTGCTGCATCACCTCGGCATTCTCGGCTTCCCGGCCGAGAACCTGTCCGTGCCCATACCAGCTATGCTCCCGGACGATTGGCGCGGTGCCGCGTCAGCCTACCTGGGCTCGCTCGCGAAGTACGTCGCGAACGGGATGGGCTTCGTTGCTACCAGCCAACACGGAGGCGGGAAGACAACGCTGCTTGCCCTCGCGGCGACCGTGGCCTTCGACGCCGGAATTCCCTGCGCGTACTTCGCCAACGGGGGCACGCTCATCTACGCGGTGCGGATGATCCAACGCCGGCAGGACGCGCGGGCCGGGGCCTTCGAGAACTTCGCGGAGGACGTGGATCTGACGCAGCGATGGCCGGCGTCAGCCTGCCCGATCGTGCTGCTCGATGACGTGCAGTACTTTCCGGTCGGCGGCTACAACGCCGAGGCCGCCGGCTGGGAGACGGTGGCGGCATTCCTCTATGCCCGCATGGCCGCAGGGTTGGCGACGTGTCTGGCCGCGAACATCCCGGCGCTGCGAGCCGGGGGAGTGGACGGCATTCTCGACAAGCCGGGTATGGGCCCGGTGCGCGACCGGGCGACGGTGTACCTGCCGGAGAGTCTGCGCCTCGTGACGGAGCGGGGCAGCCAGAGGAGGGCCGAGTGATGGCAAACATCATGGAGATCATCGCCGCCGTGCAGACGGCGACGGACTGCGGGTTTCTGACGTGGAAGGACTGTGACGGCGACGAACGGGTGGACGCAGCATACCACACAGGCCTATGCAAGGCCGACGAACACGACGGGCTGACTATCTCGCTCGCGGGGTTGTACCTCACATACGACACGCCGGGGGGCAGGGATATTTGCCACCGACCGCTGCTCGTGTTTGACGTGGTTGCATTGCGCCAACCCGAGCTTTGGGTTGCGGCCCAACGGCTGCTTGCCACGGTCACGATGAATGTTCGCGCGGAACATTCCCGGCAAGTGGACGCCTGCCATGATGAGACGCTGGACCGGGCATGGCGGAACATTCCAGGGGCGGATCGGAGGGCCGAGTGATGGTCTACGAGTTCACCGTCCCCGGCGTTGCCAAGTCGGAGCGCAAGCGCCAGCGCTTCATTCCCGGCAAGGGCCGCGTGGGCGCTCGCACCGACGAACCCGACCGCGCGGACTTCAAGTCGCGGGTGGCCGTCTTCGCCAGGACGGCCATTCCTGTGCCGCTGTGCGGCCCTGTCGCGCTGGAACTGCATGTGACGAGGGTTGCCCCCAAGTCGCAGCCCAAACGCGCCACAGCGAAGAACCCGTGGCCGTGGGCTGACGTGAAGAAGCCGGACTGCGACAACTACGCCAAGATCGTGCAGGACGCGCTCAACGGAATTGCCTTCCGCGATGACGCTCAGATCGTTGACCTGCGGGTGACGAAGGGCTTCGGGGAACATGGGGTGCGGATAGTGGTCAGGAAAATGGACGAGGAAGCAGCGTGAGTGCCGAAGCAGCCGTCATCACCGCCACCCCGGAGGGACGCATGGAAGTCCACGACGAAGCACGAGACCAGTCACGCCGCGGCCATGATGCTGCTCGCTACCTGCGGCAGGGGGCCGTCACGCGCCGGGAACCTCTGCCGGAGCCAAAGATGGCTTCCCTGCGCCGGCTGGTGCGCATGGTCTGCGCTCTGGAGGCGCGCGCCGAGGGGCAGTTCATCGTGCCCCTTGGGGAAGGCGGTCCGCCTCCGCGCACGGTGGGCCTGACGCTGGAGCGCATGACCGTCGGGGAACGACTGGCCTGCCTGGACGGAGCGACCAATCTCGTGTTGCAGGCGTGTTGGGGAGCTGGCGAAGAGGTCGTGCTGTTGGCAACCGACGGGCACCAGATCGCGGGGGCCGAACTGGACCCAGACGGAATTGGGGCTTGACAAGGGGCCGGCAAGTCGTTAGCCTACTCACGACCAGATACTACATGCACCACTGGAGCCTCGGCAACTTGCCGGGGCTTCTTTCGTTTTGCCGGCCCGTAGCTCCGGCAACGCAGCAGCACCTCCTCCACGGGAAGCGATGACCACGAACCCGGCGACCGATCACTCCACCGGCGCAAAGACGCCGGAGCTCCGCTTAGGGGCACGAGACCGCAGCTTGCCGGGTTCGTCGGCCATCGTCATGGGGATGCGTCCGTGTCGTGCCTGCAACTGCAGCGGGCACGGGCGGCGCGGAAGGTGCAACGCCTGCGCGGGGCAAGGGTGGTTGGAGCCGCGCGGGAAGCGGGCCGGGGCGCGGGAGATGGTGCGGAGGCTGGTGGCGTGAACGAAGACGGCTGGCGGAAGTCGGCGGATTGAGCATGGGAACCCCTGGAGTGAAACTGACCGACGAGCAGTTGCGCATCGCCGCCGAACAGCGGTACATGGAACGCGCCTCGTGGCCGGTGACTGCCGAGGCCGCCGGATGTGCGGAGTCCACAATTCGGCAGTACGAGTATGACCAGGACGCCCGGTGGCTCACGGCCATCGGCGACGTGGTCGCGGTGCAGAAGCAGCGCGGCCTGCCAGTCGCATACAAGTGTCTCGTTGACCAAGCCGAGGGCGGGGACGTGACTGCGGCCAAGGCACTCATTGATCGGTGTGAGGGGCCGGTGCCACAGCGTATTGAGGGCGACCTGGACATCACCGCGAAACTCAATGGCAACCTCTACATCGCTCCTTTCGATGGCCGGCCAGACGGTGGCGGTGCGCCCGCAGGACACGCTGATCCGGGCGACGACGGCCCAGCGCCGCTTCCTGGCGAGCCGGGCACCTAACGTCGTCCTGCAGGGCGGGGCGCGTTCCGGCAAGACCTGGGCCGGGGTGCTCAAGGCGCTGCTGCTCCTGCGTCAGTCTGGCAGCACGGGCATGTACGTCTCGCCCACCTACTCGCAGTTGGAGCAGGCGGCGCTGCCACACATGCAGATGCTCGCCGCGCAGATGGGCATCGCCGCCGTCTGGCGCATTCGCCTCACGCCGGGCATGGGCCGCATTGACCTTCCGGGCGGGGGCACCATGCTCCTGCGGTCGGCGGACAACCCGCAGACCCTGCTCGGCGCGACGCTGGGCTGGGCCGTGGCGGACGAACTGGGTCTCTGGCGGCGCATGGCCTACGACTACCTGCAGGATCGCCTCTCCGATCCTGAGGGTCCGCGCCAGTTTGCCGCGACCTTCACGCCGAAAGGGCGGACGTGGGTGTACGAGGTGCTCGGGCAGCCGCGCGAGGGCCTGGAGATCATCCACACCACGCCCTTCGACAACCCGACGCTGCCGGCAGACTACTTCGCCCGCCTGCGCCGCGAACACGGCGAGGGTAGCCGCTACTGGCAGCAGGAGGTCATGGGCGAGTATGTCTCGTGGGAGGGCCTGGTCTACGAGGCCTTCGACATTGAGCGCCATGTGCACCCCTACCCGCCCGACGCGCGGCCCGTGACCACGGTGGTCGGCGTGGACTGGGGTTGGAGCAACCCCGGCGTGATGACCGTCCTGCCGCTGATGGCCGATGACGTGCTATGGGCAGCGGAGGAAGCGGTCGAGAAGGAGCGCCCGGTCGAGTGGTGGGCCGCGAAGGGGCATGAGATTCTGCGGCGCTACCCGACGATCCGGTCTTTCGAGTGCGATCCGTCGGAGCCCGCGAACATCGAGGCCCTGGTGCGAGCCGGGCTCCCAGCAGTCGCGGCGAACAACAGCGTGCTGCCGGGGATCATGGCAGTGGCGGGGCGGCTCCCGGCGGACCGCCCACGGGGCGCCCCGCGTTGTGTCAACCTCGTGCGGGAGCTCGGCCTGTACAGCTACAAGACGCGCAGTGACGGAACCAGCCGCAAGGACGAACCCGCCAAGGAAGACGACCACTCGGCGGACTCGGTGCGGTACGGGGCCATCAGCTACGAACTGCCACGCCCTCAGCGCGTGCGCATCCGCCTCGCCGACAGGTACACGATATGAGTTTCCGCGACACAGCCCTCAATGCGCTCACCGGCGGAGACCGCGCGCGGCAGCAGAAGCAACTCGTGCAGTTGCAGGAGACCGTGCGCGCCAACCGTCGCGCCTTCGAGCGCCTCGCCGAGAGTTACAACTCGTGGGTGGTCGAGCGGGCCAAGGAAGACGCCGAGTGGACGAAGCTCGCAGCCGACAACCGGGAGAACGGGGGGCTGGCGCGGCAGTCGAAAGTCGAGTGGGCGCGGCGCTCCTTCCGCAGCGACCCGTTCGCCAAGCGCGCGGTCAAGCTCAAGGGCGAATTCTGCTTCGCGTCGGGCATTGATGGCCCGCGGGCGAGGGCTACCAAGGAAGGCGAGCAGGCGGCGGAACTGCCGGAGTTGACCGCGTTCTGGAACGACGCGGGCAATCAGGCGCTGATGTTCTCGCAGCCGATGCAACTCAAGCGCTCCGACCAACTCCTGACTGACGGCGATCTGTTCCTGCTGGTGACGGCGCGGCCCGGTCAAGTACCGCAGGTACGGCGCTTCGGCAGCCTCAACGTCAGCCACCGCGTCAACGACCCCGAGGACGCCGACCGGGCGCTGTACTACGCCGTGCCGGTGCGGGAGTTCGCCTGGAATGCCAGCGTCGGCAACTTCCAGGCGGTGCCCAACACGACGGGCACGCGCTATAAGTTCTACCGCGACATCGCGAACAGCGACCGAGCCAGCGACCCGCTGGAAGGCACGGTTGACGCCGAGCCCGACTGCTACATGATGCACGTCGCCATCAACAGCGTGGACGACGGGGGCTTTGGGGAGAGCGACCTCATCACGTCGCTGAAGTGGCTGAACGCGGCGAAGGTCATCGCCGAGGACCAGATCACGATCAGCAAGGCCACGGCCAGCCTGATGGCCACGCTGGAAGCCGAGACCACCGACGAGACCGCCCTTTCCGGCCTGCGCACCTCACTGCAGTCGCAGACGGACAGCACCAGCCCGGCGCCGCCCTTGGCCGGGGGCATGAACATCATGTCCTCTGGCCTGTCTCTCGTTGTGAGTCGGGCCAGTAGCCAGGCGGCCGACGCCTATCAGAACTCCCGGATGGTGCGAATGCCCGCCGTGGTCGGCGCGGGCTTCGCCATGCACTACCTCGGCGATCCCGAGAACGCCAACCTCGCCACCGCCTCCAGCATGGAACTGCCGCAACTCAAGATGCTGGAGGCCTATCAGAGCCTGTGGCTGGCGATTTACCACACGCTTTTCGACTTCGTGCTGGGGCTGGCCGGGAAGAGCGCGGCGGATACGCCCTACGAGATTCCCGTGCCCAAGATGCTGGAGCCGACGGTGGGCGAGACCGCGAGCGCCATCCTGGACGCGGAGGCAGGGGGGCTCATCACCGAGCAGCAGGCCGCGCAACGCATGATGGACCTGCTGGGATTTGACGACATCCCGGAACGCCTGCAGGAGTGGCTCGACGAGCGGGGCCAGCGCGAGCAGAAGCAGCAGGAGGAACTGCAGGCGCGCATGGCGGCACTCGACCAGCAGCAGCAGGCGCCGCCACAGGGGCAGGACGCGGCGCCGCCCGGCCGGCAGGTGCCCGATGACAATGCCGCTGCTTGAGGCGCTGCAGGAGGCGACGCCCGAGGGCCAGATGCGCCTCGGCGTGCCCGACCGCGAGCGGCTGCAGCAGGCGATCTATCAGCGGCTCGTGCGAGAGTACGAGCGCACGGCGCGGGCGGTGCAGACGGACCTCGGGGGAGATGGCCAGTTCAGGCTGCAGGCGGCGTGGAAGCAGCGCGAGTTGCTGCAGAAGGCCCGCGTCATGGCGCGGGCGGCGACCGCCACGACGCGCGAGCGGCTGAAGGCCATCGCAGACCTTCCGACCGGGGAGCGGGGCGCGAAACGCAAGGAGTGGCTGCAGTACAAGGCGACGCAGCTTGAGGACCTAGTGAACGCGGAGGGGCGCTTCCAGGCACAGGTGGATGTGCTGGCGCACTCGGGCGTGGCCGATGTAGACAAAGCCCGAGTGATGTACTTCCGCACCGTGGGCCTGGATCCGCCGCACAGCCCGTGCCCGATCTGCAGCGGGATCGCCGGGGGCAACCCGTACACGATCCGGCAGGCTACGACGCTGGGAGCCAAAGCCCACGCAAATTGCCGTGATTTCTGGGATGAGACTTGGCAAATAGACGACGCCATGCGGGCCAATGTCCGCCGGCAGGTGCGCGACGGGGAGGTGCGCCTCTGGGACGGGAAGGCGCGGACGCCGGCGCGAGGACGGGCCGCCAACAAGCAGGACAAGATGCAGGTGGCGCGCGGCGGCTGGAAGGGTCGCCGCACCTACCAGAAGCGAGTCATCACGCAAAATGCGAGGCGCGCATGAGCGCTTCTGTGGTATAATGGTGGCATGAATAGAATGCAGACAATCAAAGTTCAGAGGCCCGCAGACGAGTATGTTGTTCACTTGTTGATTGACCCGGACTACGAGACGGACGAATATGGCGTACGGTCGAAGAACGCCTTTCGGGACATCCACGTCACGAGGGTCGAACTTCGGGTCGCCGGAGAATTGGTTGCGACTGCCGATGAAGGGATGCTCGAACTTCTGTATAGGGGAAGGGCCGACCTCCGCGATTGGCGCATCGAAGCAGTCGGTGCCACAGCGAGGGGCGGCTTCATCAAAGCCGAGTGCTATCAGCAGGGCTGCGGGCGGATCGAATGCGATAGTGCCGAGGGCCACATCTATGCCGAGCAACGCTTTCTGGCCTTCTACACTGCGGGCCACCTGTCAGTCGTCTGCAATGGCGGCCCGATGCTGAACGAAAGCGGAAGCCCCATCACGGCGTAAGCGTCACCGCGCCCGACAACAGTCACGCCCCTCCTCGTGAGGGGCTTTTTCTTTTTGAGTCGACGCCAAAGGAGTGCATGACATGGGACTGCTCACGCAGACACACTTTCAGACGCTGACCGACCGGATCTACCAGCGGCTGGCGGCGGCGGCGATCACGCCCTTGCCGAACATGCTGGCGGCCAACACCGAAGAGGGCCTCGCCATGTACCTGGACGAGGCGACGGGCGACCCGGTCCTGCAGGCGGCGCTCCTGTCGCAGGCGGCGGCGGTGGACCGGCAGGCGCTCCACGCCAATCAGCGGGCATGGGCCGAGGATGCGATGAGTTGGCGCGCCGGACAGGAGTTCGTCAAGGCCATCAACACCTACGTCAAGAGCGCGGACGGCGGGGCCTATGCCTCGCTCGCAGCGTATGTGAGCGGCGTGGCCGCCACGATGCACCCGCTGGTCGCCGAGTTCTTTCGCAAGGTCCTGGGGGCCGAGGCGCTGACGCTATCGGGCGCGACGGTCGGGGCCATCCCACCGCTGCAGCAGATGGTCGCCTTCGACAAGGTGTACACGGGGGCACTCGGCGCGCTCGCGGATGACACGACGGACGCCGGCGACGTAGACACCGCCGATGTGGCGCTCTTCGCCGCCGACAACGACTACCTCGTGCTGCAGTCGCGGTCGCAGTTCAACCGCATTCTGCTCGAACTGTCCACCCTCGCCAGCGTGGACTGCGCGCTGCTGTTCTACTACTGGAACGGCACGGCCTGGACGACGCTGAGCGTCACCGACCGCACGACCGGCCTGACCGTCAACGGCGGGGAGATCACCTGGACGCTGCCTGCTGACGAGGTACCCACGAACACCGACGCGCAGGGCACGCCGGCGCGGTTCAACACCGCCGAGGAGGGCGAATACTACACGATCCTCGTCAAGCGCACGGCGGACACGGTAGTCACGCCGCCGGTGGCCACGTGGCTGCTGACCTGCCCCGACCAGGTGCTGCTCGCGACGGGCGGCCTGTTCGGGCTCCCGCAACCCCCGTTGGCGCTGTGCCGGATCACGGGGACGAACGCGGTCAGCGTGACGAGCATCCTCAACCCGAGCACGCGGTTCCTGCTCCCGTCGGCCGACAACGACGCGCTCAAGCTGCGCGCCATCACGGCCTTCACCAACGACGTGACGTTCACCCTCGGCTACAAGGACCAGGCGGGGGCGGCAAGCACGCAGAGCCAGGGCGCCTGGAGCCAGCCCATCGCAGCGGGCGACACAAAGATCATCACGCTCGGCTCGGACACCGGCCTCAGCGAGGTGACGGCGGCGACGTGCGCGGTCACGACGGCAGCGACGCGCGGCATGTTCGCCATCGAGGTCGGGGATTACCGCCGGGCCATCGGGGCCAAGTAGAGGAGCCTGAACCATGCCTGCCATTGAGTGCCCGAACGGGAAGTGGAAGTGGGGCGAGGGCGGCGAGTGCATCTACGAGTCGAAGGAGAAGTGCGAGGCCGCCGGCGCTGCCATGCACGAGAGCCGGCGCAGCCGTGGCGCCTACATCAAGTTCGAGAGCCCCCTCTCGGAGGCCATGCCGCTGTCCGTGGGCGCGCCCAACGACGAGGGCGTGTTTGAGCACTGTGTCATCATCGAGTGCGGCCCGAACAAGACGGCGCAGAAGAAGGGGAGCGGCGGGCGCTTCTTCACCCCCGAGTTCCTGCAGAAGTGCGTGGCCGAGGGGCGCTTTGAGGAGTCGCTCGTCAGCATTGACCACCCCAGCATGAGCGAGTCCCGGGATCGGCCGGAGCGGACCCTTGGCACCGTGGCCGGCTACACGTTCGGATCGGGGTTTGACCCGAACTACGTCAGCCCGCGCACCGGGCAGAAGGGCGCCGTCATCGCGAACGTGCGGACCCTCGGGAACGGTCCCGGACTGCACATGCGCGAGACGTTTCGGGATGAAGTCGTGCGGCGCCGCGCGGGCCTGAGCATCCACACCACCGAGCCGCGCAAGTCGAAGCGGCAGCGCATGGGGGAAGCCGATGTGGAAGTACCGCTCGAACTACTCGGCGACGGGAAGTTCGACGTTGACATGGTGACGAGACCGAACGCGGGCGGCCGCGTCGGGCCAATGAAGGAAAGCGAGGATCAGAACATGCTTGACGAACTGACGTATGAGATGCTGGAAGCCGAGCGGCCCGAGCTGATTGAGGCCGCCCGGAAGGGCTACGTGAAGCAGCCGGAGCCCGAGACAAAGCCGGAGTCGCAGCCGCAGTCCGGCATGAGTGAGGTGGAGCGGACACAGTTCGAGGCGCTGCAGCGGCGGGCCCGCCGCGACGACGCCAAGGACATCGTGGACGCGAAGCTGGCCGAGGCGCAACTGCCGGACGCCGTGAAGACGGAGTTCAGGGCCGACTTCGCCGAGGCGGAATGCACGGACGCAACGGCATTCGCAGCGGTCGTAGACGCGAAGCTCGCCCGCATGAAGACGCTGGCCGAGAGCCTGCAGCCCAAGGGCGTCCGCGGCGCGGTGGCCGAAGTGCCGCCGGCGGACGGGGGCGGGAAGACCGCCGCACAGTTGCTGGCCGAGGCCGAGAAGCCGAAGGAGTAGCCGCCAGCAGCATCGCGGCAGACGTGTGAGCGGCCCCGCCCTGGTGGCGGGGCTTTTCGATTCTGAGAAAGGAGCGAAGGAGCATGGCTCTTTCCTACCAGTGGAAATGGTTGCGTGGTCAGAAGCTGACCGCGAAGTTCGCCATGGGCACGACTGCCCTGGGCGAGACGTTCGGTCCGGTGCGCATCGCCAGCAACGTGATGGAGTTGCCGACGGCGGGGTGCGAACTGTTGGGTGTCGTGCCCGAGAGTGCCGCCGGCAGCGCGACGAACGTTCCGGTCATCATCAGCGACGACGTGTTCGAGGTCCAGGTGAAGAGTGGCACCAGCCTGGCCCTCGGCGATGTCGTGGCAGTCGAGGCCGATGGTTCTGTAGACGCCCTCGGGGCCAGCGAGTACCCCGTGGGCTACGTCGTGGACTACGACCCCGCGACCAGCGGCATCGCCCACATCCTGGCACAGTTCACGGCCCTGCAGCAGCTCACCGCGCTGGACCTGGGCGCCGGTGAAGTCACCGAGTCGCACCTCGCCAACGGCGCTGTTACCGTGAACAAGATCGGGGCGGACGCCGTGACGGGGGCGAAGATCGGCGACGACCAGATCAACAGCGAGCACATCACTGCCGGGGCGTTGGACACCGAACACTTCGCGGCCGGGTCGGTGGACACGACTGCCCTCGGAGCGGACTGCGTGAACGGCACGAAGATCGCCGACGATGCCATTGACAGCGAGCACATCGCGGATGGCTCCGTGGATCTGGCGCACATGTCCGCCAACAGCGTGGACGGCACGAAGATCGTGGCCGACTCCGTGGACAGCGCGCACATCGCTGCCGGGGCCATTGACCCCGAGCACTTCGCGGCAAGTGCCGTCGAGGCTGCGGCCATCGCAGCCGGCGCAGTTGTCGAGGCGAAGATCGGCGCGGCGGCCGTGACGAACGGCAAGCTGGGCCTGCTGTCGGTAGACACCGGCCAGCTCGCCCTGGAGGCCGTGGATACGGCGCAGATCGCCGATGGCGCGGTCGAGACGGCAAAAATCGCCGATGTCAACGTAACCACGGCGAAGATCGCCCTGGACGCCATTGACGGCACGCTGATTGCCGACGACGCGGTGAACAGCGAGCACTTGGCGGCGGGCGCCATCGACACCGAGCACATCGCCAACGACCAGGTAGACCTGGACAAGGTGAAGGCCATCAGCGGCCGGCTCACCGTCACCAACAACCCCGGCACCGGCACGATCACCCTCACCGGCTATGGCACGACCTATGTCGTCCAGGCGACGCTGCTTTCGGGCCCGGCCAATGCCTTCGCCAAGATCACCCCTGGTGACGGCTCCGCAGCGGTAGCCATCGTGAGCATCGCGGACATGACCACGGGCGCCGACTGTTCGGGCACGAACGCCGTCATTGATTACGTGGTCTGGGACACCAGCGCGTAGGGCCCCCTGGGCGAACACCAACAGAAAGGACTGACCGAAATGGCGACACCTCAGGTGCTCGACATCACCGGCTCCAGGGAGCAGTTCGTTGAGGGACTGCGGCGCTACGATTCCTGGGCCGAGACGTACCGCCCCACCAACGAGGCGGCCTTCCTCGAGGCCCACCGGGCCATCGTGTCCGGCGACATGCGTGAGGTACTGGACGTGCTGTCCCGCGTGCACGGCGGCCTGCGCGAGGCCATGAACTCGGATGACCTGCCGATCCTGCTGGCGGCCAGCGTGCGCACCCGGCTCATGCAGAGCTACGGCGCCGTCGCGCAGCCGTGGCGCGGGCTCGTGAACGAGGAGAGTCTCCCCGACCTGGAGCAGTGGACCGCCGCCGGCCTGATGTGGGAGTCGGACGACCAGAAGGGCAACGCGACCCCCAGCAACCTGATCCCCGAGGTCCCCGAGGGGCACGGGTACGACGAGGCGCGCGTCTCCGAGGTCAGCGAGTATGCGCAGCTCAAGACCTATGGCCTCGTGTGGTCGCTCACGCGCCGCATGATGCTGGCCGACAACCTGCGCTCGCTGAACCGCATGAGTGGCGACGCGGGGCAGGCGATGGCCCGGACGCAGAACTACCACTTCGTGGACCTGCTGGAGAACAGCGCGTCCACGACCGTCAGTGGCAAGGTGCTCAAGGATGGCACGCGCCTGTTCGCCTCGGCGGCGGCGCGCGGCAACCTGCACACTGGGTCACTCGCACTGAGCGCAGCCAACGTCAAGGCCGAGTTGCTGCTGTACGGCGCGCAGACCGACCGCGCCGGCATCACCAACAACCGCAATGGCATCCAGGCGCGGTATCTGGTTGTTCCGTCGGCGCTGATGCTGACGGCCATGGAGATCTGCGACCCCGCCCCGCGCATCACGGGCGAGAGCGCCACGACCACGCAGACGAACCTGCTGGCGTCCATGCTGACGCCGATCGTGGTGCCCGAACTGACCAGCAGCGTGGACTGGTATCTTGCGGCGTCACCGGGCGCGGTGCCGGGCCTCGTCTATGGCACCCTCAACGGGCGCCAGGAACCAGAGTACTTCACGCAGCTCGAGAACGCCCACCTCGCCGAGGCGGACGGGAACAAGCAGAAGATCCGGCACGACTTCGGCTTCTGGGCCGAACAGTGGCACACCTGGCGCAAGATCGACGACGCGACGTAGCGACCTGACGCGGGAGCAGGAAGCATGGCCTACACCTACGACGTGAGCACGGACCGCGGCAAGGTGCGCCGGGACATCGGCGACAATGTCACCGACCAGATGCACTTTGACGACGCCGAGATAGACAGCTTCCTGACCGAGGGCGGCAGCGTGAAGGCCGGGGCGGGTCTCGCCCTGATGGCCTGGGCTGCCGCCCTCGCCCGCGAGGACGAACAGGCGAAGGCGGGATCGTGGCAGGGCGACCGGCGGGATGTGGTCGCCAAGATGAAGACCCTGGCCAAGGAGTATTTCGAGCTGGCCGGGTACGCGCCGGCGGCGACCGTGCCGACGTTCCGGCAGGCGAACATTGACTGGACCGCGCACGTCGCCGCGGAGCGCCAATACAACGAGGACAACGCCTGATGCCGCAGATGACCGACAGTGAGGTCCGCTTCCGGCGCATCCTGACGCAGACCTGCAGCATCGCGCGTCAGTCCCCCAGCGCCGGGAGCGACCTGGACCTCGTGCTGGGCACGCTGACGACCGTCGCCCTCAACGTGCCCTGCATCATCATGGCGCTGAAGGCGTCCGCGGACATGCAACTGGTGGGGCCGCTGGAGCAGGACGTGCGCCAGTTGTTCCTCCTGCCCGACCAGGACATTGCCCGGCATGATGTGGTGACGGACGCAGCCGGCGTGCAGTGGGTCGTGACGGGAGTCCCGCAGGTCTTCGACGCGCGAGGCGTGGCGCACCACATCGAGGTCCGGGTCGAGAAGAAGGCGGTGCAGTAGCGTGGCGTGGGTCTTCGGCGTGGATGACGTGCTGGCCGCGATCCGCACGCAGATCGGCGCGAGCATCACCGTCGGCGCGCATACGCTCACGTGGGTCTACCTTGTGGAGGGGCCGCCGCAACGGTGGCTTGACCACCCGGACACGCAGTACCCACTCATCATCCTGCAGCCCTCGGATGTGACGCCCACGGACGGGCCGGCGCTGGTGCGGCTGGAGTTGCCGGTCGAGATCACGATCGTCATCGCGGCGGCGACCGCCGGCAGTACCGGCGTGGCCCCGGCCATGTACAAGACGGCGCGGCTGGTGGGCGAGGCGGTCATGGCGAAACTCATGGACGCGGGGCCACACCTCGGCGTCGTGGGCAGTTGGCTGACGCGCGCCCTCGGCCCCTGTGGGGTGGACTACGAGACGTGCGAGCGCAACGCGGACCATGGGCTGCTCGCGTACAAGGGCACGCTGGAGTTTGTGTGGTACGAGGCGCAACCGTGAACACGCGGATCACAACCAACGCCGGGGAACTGGCGGCGCGGCTCCGAGCCCGCAGCGAGCAGTATGCCCGTGAAGTGCGTGCGGCCAACGAGCAGAACGCGAACCTCGTCATGCGCAAGGCGCGGCAGTTCACGGCGCAGCGGTTCTTCTCGCTGGCGGACCTGAGGCGAATGGGCCATCCCTATGCCAAGCGTCGGCCCTTCCCGCCGGTGCGCCCGCACATCCTCAACCGGCAGAACGGGGAGGTGCACCGGGCGTGGCTGGTGCGGGTGCGGCGGTACGCGGATGGCAGCACGGCGAGTGTCGTCAACACGGCCCCCTACGCCAAGTACATGACGGCCGAGGGGACGACGAAGATGATCGGGCGGCCGGTCCTGGAGGAAGCGCTGGAGCGCACCCGGGGCGAGCGCGCAAGCAACATGCGCAGAGCCCGGCGGCGTGGGTACTACCGCGTCACGGGGCGCTAACGAAGGAGTGAACGACTATGCCTGACGGCGTATTCTTCGGCAAGGATGGGACGGTCCTGTCGGTCGGTGGGAACGACCTGCTGGGTCTGTTCGAGACCGTCTCGGGGAGCTTTGAGAACACGGTGGTCGAGCACAACGGGCCACAGGACGCGGTGCACTATAGCACGGCGATCCGCAGCAAGTGCACCATTGAGGTCGGCGGCTACGTGCCGGCGTCGGGCGGCGCCGATGCAGTGGATCTGGTCAAGGCGAAGGACGCTGTGGCCGTGAGCACTGACCTGCTGGACGGGCGGACGCTGGCGGGCAACTTCACGCCCATGAGCGCCAATGCCGAGACGCAGACCGAGACGAGCAAGTACCGCCTCCGCATGGAGTCCTACGGCGACTGGACGCTGACCTAAGCCGGGAGAGAGGGAGAGCCAATGACTGACGATGCGAGCAACGTGGGAACGGATCCGGTATCAGACTTCCTCACTTCACTGCGCGTGGGGAAAGAGACGCGCATGGTTGAGGGGGCGGAGATTCATGCCCTGACAGACGAGACATACCTCCGGGTGCGAGCCTTGCGCGACAAGGCCGCCAGCGAGGCCAAGCCGGATGACCGCATGTCCGCCTACCAGTTGGCAGAGCGAGCGGCCATGCTGCACTACGGCGTGCGGACGCCGGCCCTGCCATTCGCACAATGGAAGTACGAACTGCGCCAGGCAAACACGGGCAAGATCACGCGGATCATCGACGCCATCAAGGAGCTCAGTGGCATCGAAGATGCGGAGGCGCAGTTGGCAAAAAAGCTCTTAGGGCGGATGGCCGACGCCTCGGAGAACTCCGATCCTGCGTCAGACACCTCGGACGACACCCATTAGAGGTCTGCCTTCCGCCCAGCGCGTTCGCCGAACTACAAGCCCTGAGCGACTTCGATGATCCAGATGTCTGCCCGGACTGTCGGCGCCAACTACTGCAGGCCTCGGTGCGTCGCACCTGTGACCATTGCGGCAACCAGTACGACGATCAGCAGGCGATAGCAGCACTCAGCCACCTCGATTGAAAACCCCATGCCCGCCACTGTCGATGAACTGAAGACCATCCTGTCCGTTGCCGGGCAGGCCTCATACATGGGCGCCATGATGGGCGCCGCCTCGGCGACAGAGAACCTCGCCCGCCGCACCGTCCGTGCGCACCAGGAAATGGCCGCCGCCAGCACCGTCTACTTTGACGAGACGGCGCAACGGTGGCGCGACCTGAACAGCGGCCAGTTCGCCAAGCTGCAGGGCGAGGGACTCGGAGGTACCATGGCGCTGCTCACGGTGATCGGCGTGGGCCTCGCCGCCGAACTGGCGGTAGTGACCATGGCACTGCGACAGGCCGAGCGCGCGTTCCTGGCCACCAGCAAGGCCGCGGCCGAGTTCGAGGACACGATGGCCTTCGTGCAGATTCAGTCCGGGGCCAGCGCCGTGGACATGGCCCGCATCAAGGACATCGCCCTCGGGCCGGAACTCATCGAACTGGGCGTGGATGCGCTGCACGCCGCCGATGGCTTCAAGGGCCTGGCGGCCATGGGCTACAGCGTCGCTGACATGCAGGCGGCCATGGTGACAATCACGCAGGCCTCGGTCGCCACCGGCGGTGACCTGACCATGATGACCGGCAGCCTGCTGGCGATCATGGCGCAGTACAAGTACACCATCGCCGAACTGCCCACGGTGGCCAACGCCGTCACGGCTGCCCTGAACAAGACAAAGTTCCAGATCGAAGACCTGATGCTGACCATGAAGTACGCGGGGCCGATCGCCTCGTCAATGGGCTGGAGCATCGGCGAGACTGTGGCTGTGCTGAATGCACTGTACAGCGTGCTTGGCAATGCCGAACTCACGGGGACCGGTTTCCGGGGGGTGCTCAATGCGCTGCTGGCGCCGAGCAGCCAAACCGCCACGGCCATGGAAGAGGCAGGCCTGAAGATCGAGGATCTGCGGCTGCACATGCAGGACGCCGGCGACCTGCTGTCCTGGTTGCAGTCTGGGACGTGGGACACGGCACTCATCATGCGGGCCTTCGGCGCCGAGGCAGGGAACGCGGCGGCCGTGCTGCTCAATGCCAGCGTGCCGGCCATTGAGCAGACCGGCATGGCCATCGACACGACGGGCAACGTGGCCAAGGATGCAGAGACCAAAATGGGCACGCTGAAGGGTGCGCTCGCGCAGCTGGAGGCCGGCTTCGTCGCGATCAAGGTCAAGATCGGGGAGGCCAACAACGTCCTCACGCAGGAGTTCGTGGGCGGCGTCAAGTTGGCGGAGGCGGCGGCGCTGTCGTACCTAGACCGCACCATTGCACGGTGGAATGCACAGTCGCAGACGATCAAGGACAACCGCGACATGCAGCTGGAGGTGGCCGAGTCAATCATCAAGGTCGGGGCGCGCATGGCGACTATGGCCCTGGAGGTCAGCCGCGTGCTTGCGGTCCAGGCCGGGTTCGTCGCGTCGCTTGCGTATGACTACTACATCCTGCGCATCGCCATCATGGAGGCATTCCTGGCGTGGGAGCAGTGGACGGTGGCCGGTCGCATCTACGGCGTCTCTACGGGGTTTGACGAACAGCGATTTCAGGGGCAGATGGATAACGTCAAGGGCACGATGCGCGACCTGGCGGGCTTCATCGATGCAACGTGGGACTGGGCCTTTGCTGGCGGGGCGACGCGGGCCATCAGTGCTGTGGAGGAGGCGGAGCGGAACATGCTCGCCTCGGTGCATGCGCAGATGGCCGTGGCTGGCATCTACATGCCCAAGGGGGGAGAGACGAACAGCGCGGGCAGGAAGCCGGCCGCCTCGGCGAGACAGCAGGCCGCAGAGGCAGCCGCCGCGACGCAGCAAGGCATGCGGTCGGAACTGGACATGCGCCGGCAGATCGCTGAGACACAAGCTCGGCAGGCCGCAGAGGCTGAGCGCGAACGGATGCGGCAGGCCCAGTACATGGATGACAGCGTGCGCCGCGTCAACGAGGTGGACCGCGCGGTGCAGTCCGTCATCGGCGGCCGCCTGTCGGAGTTGGTGCAGGCGCAGATCGGGCGATTGACCGGGGCCGGGACCAACAGCGGGCGCGCGCTACTCGGGACGGCCAAGATGCTGGGCATGGACAAGTTCGTGATCGAGTTGCCCATCACGTGGAAGGGCAAGTTCAACGAGGAGCAAAAGGCGGAGGTCATCAACACGCTACTGCCGGCACTCAACAGCGCCCTGAACAAGGTGCCAGTATGACCGTGCCCGCTCACAAGCCCATCGTCAACCTCGGGGTGCAGGACAACCGCCTCGACCAGGCCGGATTCGTGCGCCGCTGGACTCCGTCGGCGGAGCAGGGCGTGCAGTCGGAGCACCTGGTGCGCTGGCCGGGGGTGCGGTGCGTCACTCTGGAGCCGATCTACGAGCCGGACCCGGCGGAGGCCGCGACCGGGCAGTGGACCAAGACGGGCACCGGGGCCGTCTGGGCGGCGGGGCAGGGGGACTGGGGGAGCAGCGGCACGGGGACGATCATCCAGCAGTGGACCCCGGAGGCCACCAACCTCACCGTCACCAGCGCCTTCACCCCCGCCGCGAACCAGCCGTTCTTCGTGGACTTCTACCTCTACGCCGTCTATGAGAAGACCTGGTATGCGGACCTGCAGTTCGGGCGGCGCTGGGCCCTGCGCCTGCTGTACAACGGGCAACTGCAGGTCTGGACCAACATGGCCCAGCCCGACGAGCCCGACAACTGGCAGTACGTGCAGAGTTTCAAGGGCGTGGAGGAGGCGCACAATAAGCACCTGCGGTTGTGGGTCTACCCGACCGGGCACCAGGAACTCATTCTGTGGCCGCAGGGGCAGGAACCGCTGACGCTGCTGGAGGCCGACCCGCTCGTGACGGTCGGCGGCGACGGTCTCACCTACCGCACGATCGCTGAGGCCGCGCCCGTCGTGCTGTACGTCAGCAGCGGGGCCTTCTGCTTCTCCTACCGCTACATGCGCTTCGAGACGAGCGGGAAACTGCTGATCCCCCTGCAGTCGCTCCCCTGGAGCTACGGCGGTACATGGGCGCTCACCGGCAGCGTCATGCGCAGCCGTGAGGGCTACAACCCGACCGTGACCGCGGAACTGCTCGACGCGACTGACGTGCCGATCCTGAGCCCGCCAGACGAGGCCTTTCGCAGCTTCGCGGTGCGGGTGGACATGACGAGCGACAACACCCTGTTCACGCCCGAACTCAACTGGGCGCAACTGCTCATTGAGCCGACGAGCAAAGTCTTCACGCCCGACTACGCGGAGAGCATCACCGGGGGCGGGAAGCTACTATCCCT